GTTGAGTACTTAAAAGAAAATTTACAGTCTGTATCAGAATACGCTGAATATATTGCATCATCTATTAATGAAAGCTTAGTTGACGAAACTACTGAAGAGGTTGAAGAAACTGAAGAAGTTGAAGAAGCTGATGAAGCACATCATGCTGAAGAAGTTGAAGAAACTGAAGAAGTTGAAGAAACTGAAGAAGTTGAAGAAACTGAAGAGGTTGAAGAAACTGAAGAAGTTGAAGAAGGAAATGAATTTGGTGCTGCAAGAGCAGAAGCAATTGCAAAAGGCGAAAAGACATTTAAAGTAGGCGATGAAGAATATCCAGTAGAAGATGTTTCTAAAGATGATAAAGAAAACGCTGAAGAATTTGTTGAAGAAGAAGTAGTTGAAGATGATGAGGCTGGTGAAGGTGCAGAAGAAGTAGTTGAAGATGATGAGGCTGGTGAAGGTGCAGAAGAAGTAGTTGAAGATGATGAAGCTGGTGAAGGTGCAGAAGAAGTAGTTGAAGATGATGAGGCTGGTGAAGGTGCAGAAGAAGTAGTTGAAGATGATGAGGCTGGTGAAGGTGCAGAAGAAGTAGTTGAAGAAGAAGATCCTGCTGCTGAAAAAGAAGAAGCTGATTTAGAAGAAGTTGGTGATAACTCTAAAGAAGGTGATGTAGATCCTAAAGGTGACATCGGTGAGCCTGCTGAAGAATTAGAAGATGAAACTAAAGATGTAACTGCAGATGAAGAATCTGAAGAAGCTGAACCTGGAGAATCTGATGAAGAAGCTGAAGGTGAAGACGGAGTACACGATCCATTAGAATCTTACAAGAACGAAATCGCTTCTAAATTAGACGCATTAGTAGAAGCTGCACAAGTTAAAGAAAATGAAGCTCCTGCATTCTTAAATGTAGTATCTAATAGCATACAAGAATCTTACAACACTTTAAACGAAGATGCTAAATCTGAAGTTAGAGCTAAGGTTGCAAAAAGATCATTTATGAATGAAGCGCAAATTAGTGCAATCATTGAAAACGCTGAAGCTGTTGTTGAAGCTAAGAGCGCTGAACCATTCTTTATGTCATCTGCACCTGCAGAATATAAAGAAAAATTTCAGTCTTTAACTGAAGCAAAACAAACACAAATTAAAGCTCAAGCTAAATACCATACTCTAAATACTGAGTATCAAGTTAGAAACTTCTGGGAAACTAGAGATCTAAGAGAGGTAAAAGTTGACCTAGAAAAGTTAGCGGCAGTTAACGAATCAGCAGTTGCTGAGAAGAAGAACGAGCCACTTTACGATGTATCTGATATGGCTGCAGCTTTAAACAAAAGATTTAAAAAGTAATATATATAAAATAACAATATCGACGATAAAAGAGTGACAGAAGCAGAACACTCAAGCAAGTCGAGTTTCAAACGAATAATCGCGAGAAACATAAAAACCATTAAAAATAATAAAAATCAAAATGGCAAATTTAATTAACGAAGCTGAGATCAGAGGTACTTGGGCTCCTATTATTGAGGAAGCAACAGGAATCAATGAATCTAGCAAACTAGCTTGGATGTCAGAATACTGTCACAATCACAAGCTTTATGAAGACGCGAACATCATGTCTTTAAATCCTGGTATGAACTTAGCAGGTATGGGAAACACAAGTTTTCCAACAGGTAATGCAAACGGATCTGGAGATAAAGCTCCAACTCTTTTACCTTTAGCTATGCAAGTAGCTGCACAAACTATCGGTTTAGACCTAGTACCTGTTGTACCTATGGCTGGACCAATGGGATTACTATCTTACCTTGACTTCGTATACGAAGGAGGAACTTTAGGTGCTGACGTTGCAAACGGAGGAGCTGATGGTACTGTACACCCAACTTACATTAGAACTGCATTAGCTGAATCAGCTGGTGATGTAAAAGTTGGAACTTCTAGAATTGATGGTTTAAACATCATCAAATTAGGAGCTGCTACTTTAGAAGCTGGTCTAGTAACAGTAACTTATGCTGATGCTGAATTAGTACCTGCTTTAGAAGATCATATTCCTGAATTTTCTGGTGCTAAAGACGCAAATGGTCTAGGTGCTCCAATGTCAAGAGGTTTAGGTGAATCTACTCCAGACAAAGTAATGGGCTTAAGCTTATTCTCTAAAAGCGTTGCTGCTGAAACTTTCCAAGTTGCTGCTGCCGTAACAAGAGAGCAAGTTCAAGATCTTAAACAATTCGGTGTTGATGCTGTTGCTCAAGTAGAAGCAGTTTTAACTAACGAATTAACTCAGTCTATTAACAATCACATCTTATTAACGATGAGATCTATCGCTGGAACTAACCTATTCGGTTTAGATGGTGGTGTTCCTAAAACTATGGACATTGCTATCACTGCTAACTCTGGTGAAACTAAAGGTGATTCACACAGAAGAATCTTAACTGCAATCTTAGCTGCTGGTAACTTAATCGCGCAAAGAGGTAGAAGAGGTGCTGGTAACTTCGCTGTAGTAGGTGGAAAAGTTGCATCTGCTTTACAAGGTGTTGCTGGTTTCGTAGCTTACCCAATGGCTCAAACAATAAACCAAGTTGCTGGTGCAATTTATCCTTTAGGATCAATCGCTGGTATCAACGTTTATACTGACCCATCTGTAGCTTTCGACGATGTTGAGATCTTAATTGGTAGAAAAGGTGACGGTAACGGACCTGGATTAGTATTCATGCCTTACTTAATGGCTGAATCAGTACAAACTATCGTTGAAGGAACTATGGCTCCGAAAGTAGCTGTAAAATCTAGATACGCATTAGTTAAAGCTGGATTCCACCCAGGAACTCAATATGAGAAATTCTCATTAGCTAACTTTGAACTATAATTTATAGTCTAAATTTTATATTAAAGACCCTCTTAATTGAGGGTCTTTTTTTTTGTAGTTTTTTTAGTGAATAAAGGAAGATATATAATCTAATTAGTAATTTAAAAGAAAATTAATAAACCTAATATGAAAAAATTAAACCTAAAGAAACCACTTGCATTATACGAAGACTTCGCAGCAAGTGATCTTTCTAAACCAAACCAAACAGTAGCGCCAGCCGGCAAGACTGAAACAGCATCTATTACAGTTGATAAAGTAGTTGCTAAACCTACCGGAGCAGAAACCATTATTAGTTCTGGTGATAAAGTTAGAGCAGAAATTGTACAAGATGTTGATGCTATCTTAACTAACCTAGAAGCACTTTCTAAATCAATTACAGAATCTGTACTTTTAGAATTTAATGTATTTGCTGAAGAATTAACTGAGGCTGCTCTAAATGAAGCTGAAGAAGGTTTTATGGCTAAGATTATGAAATCTATTGCATCAGCAAAATCATACTCTACAGTTATGGGTACTTACCCTACAATGAAAAAGAATTTGTTAAAAGCAGAGATTACTAAAACTCAAAAATTAAAAGAGCTAGCTGTAAAATCTGATGAGATGCAAGCGGACATGTATGATAAATTATCTGCAAAATCTAAGGCAGAAATCGATGCAGCAGAGAATCTTGCCGCTAAGCAAAAGCTAAGAGCTAAGAGAGATGCATTACAAGATAAGGCTAAAGCTCAAGCTGACGTGCAACTTAAAACAGCAACGGCCAAGTTAACTGCAAAACTAGATAATACTATTAGAGATATAACTGCTAAAATTACAAAAGTAGAAAAAGACAATCCTATTGAATCTGAAGATTTAAAACTTAGATGGGCTGAACAGAAGTTATCAATTGATGACAAGATGGCCATGGAAAAAATTGAAAAGAATGGAGCAATAGAACTGGAATACGCTAAGGGCGGTGACAAGGAAGAAGAGATCCAGAAGAGAGTACAAGAAAGGATAGCTAAACAATCGAAAAAGCAAAAAGAATATCTTGCAGAAGAAAAGGCTAAAATTTCAGAAGATCTTAAATCTTATTCTGATAAAGAAGCAAAAGAAGGAGAAGGAGATAAAGAAGAAATGAAAGAAGCTAAGACAAAGGTTAGAGAATTTATTAAAGCTCACCAGGAATATCTTGCTAAACTTGAAGGTACTGATTTTGAATTATTAAATAAGAAAAAACCAACTGACGAAGAAAAAGTTGCAATTAAAGCTGCAAAGAAAGACACTCTAGAAAGCCAAAAAAAATATAATGCATTAAAGGAAGGTCTTTCAGCAACAACATTTGCTGATGCAGAAGGTACAGATAAAGATAAGGGTGAAGAAACTCTTAAAGCAATTCTAGATTCAACAAAAGCACAGCTTAAAGATTTTGAATCTGATATGGATGCAATGAGCACGGATCAGGACTTAAATGATGATGATAAAAAATTCGATGAGAAAAAAGTAAAGGCGGCTATAGATGCTGCACAAGGAGAACTAGATGCTTTACCGGTAGAAACTTCCCCTAAAGATACGGCAGTAATTAGAGTTAAGTTGTTAACGGCTAAAATCGCAATGGCTGAAGGTAAGAAAGATCCTGCTGAAGACATCGACGCTTTGAAAAGAGATTTAGCCGCGGCTGTAGCATTAAGCAAATCAAAACCACAAACCAACTCCGTAGATTATGATTTAGATCCTAACCGTATTCTAGTTGAAGCTTCATTAAATGGTTTAATGTCTTATACAGAAGATGATTACAAATACTTAAAAGCACAAGCTAAGAAATTAGGCGTGAAAATATCTATAGATAAAGATCCATTTGGAGATGGTTATGATGAATTAAATTACAGTGGCGATAAAGCAGCTGTTATGAAACTAGCAGGCATCTCAGGTCATGCTGATCAAGTTGGAGATGATAATGCTTATCAACTTGAAGAAGCTGAAGTAATTGAAGAAGGTTTACACCCTAAATTAAAGAAAGCTATGAAAGCTGTTGAGAAAGGTGAAACAGTTTACGGTGAGAATGTTAGATTCCCTGGAAGATTTAAAATCATAAAAATGGGTGAACTGTTCGCAACCGTGGACTATGAAGATGGTACAGAGCCAATGGAAATGGCTGCAATGAATATCAGAATTGATTCTTTACAATTTGAAGCAGTTGAAATTGAAGAAGCAAAAGAAGAATTACCTAAGAAGATTAAACTTTATGAAGGTATGTCTGTTGCTGATAAATTTAAAGCGTTAATGTAATATTAAAGAGAGCGCCTAGCGTTCTTTTTAGCAAGTTTAAGAAACTCCTCTCGTTCTGCGAGCAGGAGTTTTTTACATTTTTTACGAAAGTCAACTGATGATTTAAGTATACGACTATCTACCATTGGAGCATCTAACACATCATAATATTCTGGATGGATAAAATTCTTAAGATCGAAGTTCATAAACTTAGACTTAATAGGTTTAAGTGAAATAGCACAATACCATTCGACTGTATTATATGAACGCTCTAATCCTTTTTCAGATAGGGCAGTATCAGTTCTCATATCCCAATAAATTTTATTAGAAGTACTAGATCTAGGTCTTTGCATTCTTAAAACACACTCCATGAATTGGTCATCATCTGACCACTTTGCAAGATTTCTTTGAGTTATTAGAAACTTTCTTAAGAATCGTGGTAAGTACTTTAAGATGATACCATATCTGTTTGCGGGCCAAGGACCACCAGTCTTTTCAATGCGTATACTCATATACTATATTTATCTATGAAACATTTTAGCCACTTGGCACTATAACAATTAAACATAATATTGTATGCAATCAATTAATCAATTATTTACAGAGAAGTACAGACCTTCTACCCTAGAACAATTAATATTACCAGACGCGGTAATGAATAAGTTTAAAGATGGGCTAGTTCAGAATATGCTGTTAACGGGCTCACCAGGGACAGGTAAGACTTCTTGTGCAAAAGCCATAGTAAATCAGTTTAAACTTCCTTATTTGTACATCAACGCGTCCACAGACACATCTGTTGATGTGATTAGAACCAGAATTACTGATTTTTGTTCAACTGTATCTATAATGGACGAACCAGGTATGTTTAAGGTAGTAATTCTAGATGAGATTGACGGTGTATCTGATCAATTCTTTAAAGCACTTCGTGCTACAATGGAGACCTTTGCATCTAATTCAAGATTTATTGCAACATGTAATTATATTAACAAATTACCAGATCCTATCCTATCTAGATTTGAAGTTATTAATTTTGACTTTGATAAAGAAGAAGAGAATGAGTTAACAAAGAAGTATATTCGCAGAGTATATGATATTTGTAAACAAGAGGAGATGACAATTGAGAAAGAAGCTCTAGTAGAATTTGTTAGGCGTAACTTCCCAGATTTAAGATCTACGCTTAACAAACTACAAGGGTATAAAACACAAGGAACAAATAATATTACAGTAGGTGATGTAAAACGATTCAACTCAGTCTATAAAGATGTATTTGAATTAGTATTTAATGAGACGGATCCTGCAAAGAATTACCAAATGTTAGTAAGTAATTACTCTAATAGAATAGATGATATATTACAAACATTAGGCGAAGAATTTATAGAATATATACAACAAGAACAATTGCAATCCGTTAAGCATATCCCACAGATCATTATTTCTGTAGCTAAACACCAAGCGCAAAGAGTTCATGTAATAGATCCCGTAATTACAATGCTAAGTTGTATATACGAGATACAAGGAATAATTAAAAGCTAAAATAAGTGTTAAATAATTTTTTTATGTCAATTATTTTTCGTATATTGTACATAGATATTTAAAGAAATAAAAGTATGAAAGTGGGAAAACACACACTCTTAATCGACGGTAACTATTTTGTATTCAGTCGCCTTTTCGTTTTACCAAAGCCAAAGCAAGGTAAACTATTAGATGACGATAAACAAAAAGCGCAATTTATGCGTAAACTGTCTATTGACTTCGCATCAGAAATGCGTAAATTAAAAATGTTTGTAGATGATGTAGTTCTTGCGGTAGACTCTAAGTCATGGCGTAAAGATCTATTTCCTAGTGCACAATATAAAGGTACTCGTAAACAAAATAGTAATGTTGATTGGACCGCAGTATATGCAGTCTATGAAGAATTTCAGAAGATTGTAGCTAGTAAAGGTGTTACAGTACACCAGATACAAGGCGCAGAAGCAGATGATGTTATTTTTGGATGGTCAGCTGCTCTAAATGCTAGGGGTAAATCATGTATTGTATGGTCAGGTGACCGAGATCTAATTCAATTAGTTAACTATTCACAAACTAACGATGCTCATACACTATGGTACTACAATACTAAAAAGACTCTTTATGCTTATGAAGGCTTCAGTAAAGATATGGAAACTTCAGCATCTAAAGATATGACAGAAGATGATATGTTATTCAATATGGGTGGACAACACATGTTGCGTGATGATTATCAAAGAGATATTCTTGACTGGGTCAACGCTAATAAAATCAGTATTGTAGAAGTTGACTGTGATGAATTCATATTCAAGAAAATACTAACAGGTGATAAATCAGATAATATCGCATCAGTTGTAACATGGCAAAAAGAAATGAAGAATGGCAAGTTACGTAATTACGCTATTACTGATAAGACTGCAGAAAGTATTTGGAATCAATACATTAAAGAATACAAAGGCTTTACAATTGACTTCTTATTCTCATCAGAGGCTAAAGACATCTTATCAGATATTATTTACCGAGTAGTTGGACATAGTTCTTTAACTTTAATTAAGACTAATCTTACTCAAAACATTTCACTAATGTTATTGCATAATAAAACTATTCCAGATCCAATTCAAAAAGCTATTTATGCTGCAATAGAAAAAGATTGGGAAGGTGCAATTGAGTCTAGAGAATCTATTATGGAAATGGATAAAATCCTAGAAGGAACTGATTGGCTAGAAGGAGCTAAAAAGAATACGTTCGCACCAGATCCTTTTGCAGGCATGGATGTCCCGGAAGAGCCTAAAGGTTCTCCAATGAAACTAGTAGGTAAGAAAACAAAAAAGGTTAAGAAAGACCCAAGTAAAAAGTTATTCTAATATGACATTAACGGATTATATTCAAATTGAAGAAATATTAGCAGAAGCAAACGCGCATGGTCTAAAACCAGAAGTTATAGAACTTGCTACTAAAATAGAGATGCTTCATAATCTTTCAAAAGTGGATGCACATCAACATGCATTTAACACACTAATAGGGTAAACTTTACCCTTTAAGAACATATAACTAACATGCTAGACGATACTAAACTGTTTGACTTTGTAAAAATAATGTTTACAAAGCCACAACAATATAAGAAAATAAAACAACATACTAAAAGGCGACACCACTTTATGATAAATCGTTTTATGTCAATTAAATATCCTGCAAATGCACAGATGTTTAATGTTAATGGCATAAATGGTGGTAATGTGGTAGAATGCTGGTCAGTAGTTGCCTCTAGATTTCAATCTGTTCCACGGTGGTTTTATACTAAGACTAAAAAAGCTAAGAAAAATACGCCAGATAAATATAATCCAAGCGAAAGAGCTGTAGAGATTTATATGAATAAAAATGAGATCGGCAATAGAGAGTTTAACGAATTAAAAGTATTCGCTAAGGATTCTCTATACGCAGATTTAAAAAAAATTGAAGAACAGATAGAGGTATATGCAACAGGCAAATGATATTTTTACAGAGATTATAGATATTACTTTATACAAGTATAATTCTATAGATTTAAAGTTATGGGGTATTATCAGTAGAGATACCAACTCCAGATCTATGACTTCTTTTAGTTTTTTAGTTAGCAAAGATCGTATGGAACAATATTTAAATAAAAAGTTTTCAAATGAGGTTAACAGATTTCGTACAGTAAGCGATATTAATATTCATAAAGAAGCTACTTCAATTTATTTTATATGGCAGATCTTTCAATCAATGCCAAACCTATCATTTATTAGAGTAAATCTTAATGCAAACTCTAGCTATAATAGAATTGTAAAAGTAGATCAGGTAAAAACTATTAAATACGATATTAAAACACTAAGAGGCTCTATGAGAATGTTCGATATGTTTAATGAACAACATGAACTTAAGTTGGCTAATTCTATTTTAATAAAAGCAGGCCTCTTTAAAGAATATGAAAAGTTTAAAATATTTAAATTAAGAGATTTTTTAAGCTCTTTAGATCTATTCCAGGCTGAAAATAATACAGTCGAAGTATTGGCAGTAACTAATACATTTATACAAGCTTTAGAGCATCATGAAGGAGATAATCCTGAAATGCTTTTAATCACTGATTGGGAGTCAGATATATAATAAAAAATAGAAGCCTAGCTTCTTTCATTAATGGCAGTAACAAATTTTACAGCAAGCGCAATCGGAGACTATTTCTTCGCTAAATTACAAGAACCTTACTTAGACGTAAAAAAGGTTCTGAATTGGTCTATTCTGTATGGTGTTAATTCACCAACCAGTATTGGAACAGTACAATTAACGGCAGGTTCTAAAACTATTATTGGTACTGGCGTTGCATGGACTCTTACTCCTGGTGATCAGTTTATCGTAGGTTCTCAAACTTTTACAGTAGATACAATTATAGCAAATACTATTACTACTGTAGAAGATGCTACATTTACTGCAGAAGCAGCAAAATGGTATGAATTCCCAGATACTGATAATAACTTTACATTTGAATATAGATGGTCACAAAATGCAGTAGGCAGTGATGGTGGTGAAATGTCTCCATTAAAACCTTTAGGTGTTGCTATTACTAATTTAGAATTTGATCCATTAAAACCATTGTGGATAGATGTTAAAGCTGAAGTAAATAGACTATCTTTATTACATACAGTTAGTCTTTTATCAGTTACATTTGAATTAGAAACAGAAGCAGGAACTATTCAATCATGTCCTCAATTATGTACAGATTGTGACGATCCTTATGTTGCAGGATGTACTAATATTGTAATTGATTGCTCAGATCCAATATATGACCCATATAATTTAAGTAGACCAACTGCAATTTATTCTGAAATAAGTGAATTGGCTTCAGAAATGTGGGGACATAATACAAAGTATTTTAGAGTAGAACCTGATAAGAGATCTAAGGATGTTGTATTAATGGAGTATTCTTTATACAATGTAAAGGATATGTCAGATCTTAAAATTGTCGTTCCAGATAATGCAATGCCAACTAGAGAGTTTACATACGATATTTTTGGTATGGGCTTTGAAGATTTTGAAATTCATATTACAAAAGGTCAAATGGAAAAAGCATTCGGTACTAATATTGCTCCAAGACCAAGAGATTATATGTACATTCCAATAATGAATAGAATGTACGAGGTAAGTTCAGTTAGTTTTGCTGATGAATTTAATCAGTCTATGACTTACTGGAGAGTAATGTTAAAGAAGTACGAAGAGAGAACTTCTACAATAGTAGGAGACGATGCAGCTGGAGTTGCAATAGATCAAACATTAGACGATCTTTATACTGGAGTTGAAGAAGTATTTGGAGAAGAAATTCAAGATGAGTACAGACAATCAACTAAACCAGAACAATATCAAACAATGTTCTCAGAAGTTGGTGATGGTATTAGAGAAAGAATTCACAATGGATTAGTTATTAGTGATGGTGAGTTAAGAAATAAATGGACTATTATTAGTAAAAACAATTATGATCTAGAATCTGTAAAAGATTTAGGTATTGAGTGTTTAGTCTATAAGAAATTCTCACAACTATCTACAAAAGATAATCTTGCATTCTCTGCATGGTTTAAACCTAATTTTACATCTGATTCTGCAGAGCAAACTTTATTTGATGGAATGACTGGAACTAAAGGGCTTAAATTAACTGTAAATAAAACACACGTTAAGGCTTATATAAATGATCTTACATTAACATATCCATTTGATACACAGCCAATAAATGGAGAATGGTATGGTGTTATCTATAACCTTAATAATACATATTTAAATACATCTGCTAATGTATATCAATTAAATCCTAAGAGTAATACATTAACTGCAATGTCAGTCTCAGATACGTTAATTAATGTAATGGACCAGAATTTTGAATTAAGTACTAGTCAAGGTTGGGTAACATCACAGAAATGGGCTTTAATGCCAGGTAAATTAGCAATGACTAATATTAGATTGTACACTAAGATTATCGGTAAAGACCAACACACGAATATGTTACAGCAATATATTGTTAGAGATAATAGACTAACACATATTATTGATAACGCAATTCCTTCGATACAATTAAGAAAGTATAACCAAAATAGGTAATTTGTAACACAAATAGATTAAATTTGTTACACAAACTAACATAGATATATATTATATAATATAATATTATGAGTGAAAAGAAAAAGACAATAGCTGAACAAGCAGATGATATTAGATTAGAATTAGATGCATTGATTGGAGATAGTCCACTTGATGTTGAAAACGATCCTAAAGATTTGCCAATTCAAGCTAAACCTACTGCCCTAGCGCCACAGGTTAATTATACTGAATTAAAGTCTGGTGCAACTAAGAAGGCACAAAAGACTATAACCAGTCTTATGAAGTTTTATCTCGATGCAGATATTATTGAAAAAGACGAATATATCGCTGCTAAAAAACAAATGGATGAAATGACAATGGCGTCATTAATATACCAGTTACAAGCAGGTGAAAAAGCACTAACTACTCTACTAGAAACAATTGACTCTGGTGAATTAGCACCTAGAATGTTTGAGGTGTTAGCAACTTTACAAAAGTCAATGTTAGATATTATTAAATCTCAGACCATGTATTTAATGGCTGCAGAAGAGGGCACAAAAAGAATTGCTAGAGATATTGAGATATATCAACAACGAGCAAATCAATCTGAAATTGAAGGTGCTGGCGGAGATTCTAGTAATAAAAATATTCAAAGAGGTACAAAAGACTTAATGGCTGCAATACAAGCAGGTATTCACGGAGCGTCAGAAGATGATATTGAAGACGTAGAACCAACAGAAGAATAATATGTCAGACGGAATAGGAGATAATAAATGGATCCCAAAAGAAGAAGGAGTTAATGCTTCTGCTGATAGGATTGTATGGTCTACCCGACAGATCGATGATCTGTTAGTGGCTATGGACCAGGGTTATCGTCCTAAGATTAAGTTACCATTCTACGAGGGTAGACAATTTCTAAAGAAGGGTAATATTGTATTTGAATATACTGATGAGGAAATTACCGAGTTAGCTAGATGTGCCAAGGACATTGTCTATTTTGCAGAGAAGTATGCAGTAGTAATGACCGATGAGGGTATTCAACAAGTAAAGTTGAGAGATTACCAGAAGGATATGTTGAGGAATTTCCAGAATGATAGATTTAATATTGTTCTTGCTGCTCGACAAATGGGTAAAACAGTTACCGCATCTATTTTTAATGCATGGTATGTTACCTTTAATATGGATAAGAATACTTTGCTACTTGCGAATAAATCTGATTCAACAAAAGAAATTATTGATAAAGCCAAAACAGTAATCGAGAACCTACCGTTCTTTATGAAACCTGGTATTATTAAATATGATGTCATGAATGTGAGATGTGATAATGGTTGTCGACTAATAGGACAATCAACCACAGCAAAATCTGGTATTGGTTTTACAATCCATAATCTATACCTAGATGAGTTTGCCCACGTCCATCCATCGATTGCTGATTCTTTCTACGAGAATGTATATCCTACATTATCCTCATCGAAAGTCTCAAGAATAACAATTACATCTACACCAAACGGATTTAATAAGTTCTATCAAATCTATGCTGCGGCAGATCGTAATGATAATGAATACTTAGCAACGAGAATAGATTGGTGGCAACATCCAGATAGAGACGAGGCATGGTATGAAAGAGAGCTTGCTAACCTAGGTTCGATTGAAGCCTTTAATAAACAATATGGGAATGAATTCGTTTCCTCATCCAACCTCTTATTAGACCCAGTCGATATGAAGAAGATGAGAAAGAGAATGAAGCCTTATGTCTATCATGACTTTAATGAATTCGACTATATTAGTATTGATACAAAGGGCTTCTTAGAATGGGATCCAAACTTTGATATTGATACTTGTAAAGATACTGAAAACTTTTGGTTGTTCTCAGTAGATATTGCAGAAGGTAATGGTGGTGATTCCTCCGTTATTAATATTTTTAAAGTCGCTCCGATGAATTCAGAAGAAATTAAGAACGTTATTAATCCTGGTGCGATGTACGACTTTTTTAAATTTGAACAAGTTGCTAGGTTTAAATCTAATGAACATGTCATCGAAGATTTTGCGAAAGTACTTTATACTTTAGCAGTAGACGTCTTTAACTCTGAAAACGTAAAAATGATTGTAGAGTATAATACTTATGGTACAGTTTTATTCCAGTATCTAAGAAGTATATTTCCACAAAGAAATGATTTTGACGATGAGATGATAGTAAAATTCAGACATAGACACGACGCAAAGACAATAAAACCAGGAATAAAACTAAAATCTGACAATAAAGCTATCTTTTGTCAGAACTTTGCAAAATTGTATAAGATAAATAGAATAGATTTAACTGATGAAGTTACAGTGACTGAGGCATCCTTATTTGGTACTTTACCAAACGGTAGTTATGGCGCTCAAATGGGGAACGATGATGTTATTATGACATGTATTACTGCGACTGAATTTTTTAATACAACGGATTATGCAGATTTCATTGAGGAGATCTTAGATTTCATAGATCCTGCGGTTCACGACGAGATGGAAAGCATCTTATTTAAAGACAGTGACCAGCAAGGAGATTTACAATATGATATTTATGACCTACTTAAATAAATTTGCAAAAAGACAAGGATATATAATAAAAGAATTAAAAAATAACAACTAAAAGATTATGGCATTAAGTCCTCAATTACTACAGTTCAAAAGCTCAGGCGTATATCGCTTAGAGTTTGACAAATCACAAACCGTGAACATCCCAGCTGAGACTATTAGATTGGTTGTAGGTAGATCTAACAAAGGTCCTTACAATACTCCAGTATTAGTAGAAGATGTTGAACAATTTAAACAAGTTTTCGGTGGTATTGATAAGTCACTAGAAAAGAAAAACATGTTCTTCCACAGATCAGCTATTGAAGCTTTATCTAGAGGACCAATTTTAGCATTAAACTTAACTGCTGATGATGACGCTGATAAAGTATCAGTATTCTCTCCAGCAACTAACTCTTCTGCGGAAGGTTTATCTGCTAACACTATTCAAGCATCTGATGTATTAGCTAAGAAATTTAGCGATGTATTTGATATTGATAAGTTTTGGAATCCTTCTGATGAAAAGTTATTAACTGCTGTTTCAGAAGATACTAACCACGGAATCACTTTCGTAAACATTAAACAAGATCCTATTACAATTATCGTCAGACAAGCTGCTGATACTAGAGGTTTTGAATTAACTGCAAGAGAGTGGTATGGTGAAACTAACATTCCAGAAGGAGTTGAAGCTGATGAATACGTATCAGACTACTTAGTAGATGTATTTGTATTTAAAGGTAAATTTGACGCTACTGAATTAAACAATGATCCTAACTACGGAGACTATTTTGATCAAGATGGTTTATTAAAATCACAATTTGCTAAATTCGCTGGATTAAGAGAAGTAACTCTTTTAGCACAATATAATGGATTATCTTTAATCCCTGAATTTATTGATGCTGAAGGTAATCAAATGTACATCGAAACTCTAATTAATATGGAGGCTAGAAGAACAGGTTTATTCTGTGCTGTACAAGAAGATGCACTTCCACAAATCGATTTAATCGGTAATAACTTTGACATCTACCAAGATTATGAAGTATTATCACATAAAGTAAATCAAGAAAAAACTAGCAACAATATAGATTTAACCCAATTCGGTGCTATAGTTTCTGTTGATGGTGCAGTATTAACTATTAAAGATGGAACAGCTACTGCAGCTGCACTTAGCCCAGAACTTACTGATGCTAAATATTTAAAAGCACTAGTTGATAAAGAATTTGTTAAAATCGATAAGATAGAAGATATAGGTGGTGATGTAGTTATTACTGCTTTAGGTAATATCTCTAAATCTTATGAAAAATTCGAAACTGGAGTTTCTGCAACATGGCAAAACCCAGTATCTATCATAGTTGATGGTGATGGTAACTTAGTAATTTCAGCTGGACCATTTGATTATGGTGATTTACAAACAGGTGGAGACGCATTCTTACTATCTGAAAATGCAGGTGAATATGTAGCAATCAATAACATTGAAGTTGATAACGTAACTGGTGTTGTAACTATATCTCCAGTTGGAAATATTGGATTTAGTACAGACTACGCAAATGCACAAGCAGTTGAATTAGGTGTCTACATAACTAAAATCAATACTAGTTTTGATGTTTGGACATTATCTCCAAACCATAGAGCAGAAATGTTCCCTACACTAAGTGCTGGTTGGAACTGGGATGACAATGGCGCAGGTAGCTTTACTTATTCTTACAATGGTGTTGGTGTATTAAACGCTGATATTAAAGTAGGAATGTATATACCAGGTGATGGTGGTAAACTATCTAGAGTTAAGAAAATCGTTAAAACATTTGTAGATGATGTAACTTATTATAGATTTGAAACTCACAGAGTAGTTTCTTTAAGACCAGCTTACGCACTTAAGAGATACGAAGACGCTTCTGGATTCTATAAGACATTCCCATTAGAAGGTGGAACACAAACTGCAAAAACAATTGCAGAATTACTAGCAGCAATTAAGCCAGGTACTGGTTTAGGTAACGCTTTAGTAGATAAAGACAACATTACATTTAGATATGTAGTTGATACATTTGGTTCTTTAGAGAACGGATCAATCTTAAATAAGGAAGAATTATCATTCTTATGTAAAGAAAGACAAAATGCAGCAGCAATTCTTAACGCACCAATGGTGAAAGAACTTAAAGCAGCAACTAACCCAACGTTTAAAGACTCATTTGCTCCTTACGGATTTAATGTACGTCACGTTGCAACAGGAGGTAACTTAGATACTAATCCAACATCTCTTTACACATTACCATCGATCAACGAAGGTGCATCTTACGCATTCTACTACGGTCCTGGTCTTAATGTAATTGAGAATGGAAGAACTAAAGTAATTCCACCAGCAGCTTACGTATCAAACAACTATATTGACAAATATTTAGATGCATTACCATGGTCAATCATCGCAGGTCCAAGAAGAGGAGTTGTAGGTGGTACTGGAGTACAATCTTTAGAGTTCTCATTTGATAAGAATGATAGAGATATTCTTGAGCCATTTGGTTACAACCCAATCGTATTCGAAAGAGGCGTAGGTTTAACTATTAAAGGTAACAAGACTGCACAACAAGGAGTTCAATCAGCATTATCTTCAGCTCACGTAAGAGAAGTATTAATTTACATTGAAGACGGTCTTGCAGAAATCCTTAAGAACTACCTATTTGAATTCAATAGCGCTCAAACTAGATTAGAGATCAAAACTCTAGCTGATAACTTTATGGAATCAGTGAAGAAAGATGGTGGTGTATACGACTATAAGAATATCATGGATGGCTCAAACAACACGTCTGAGGTTATCGATAACAACATGGGAATCTTAGATACGTTCGTAGAACCAGTTAAAGGTCTTGAAATCTTAGTATCGAGAGTAACAGTATTAAATACAGGTGAAATCGCAACGGGTAACTTTGCATAAGAAAACAACGATATATAAATAAAATAAGAAATTAAAGATATGGCTTTACCACATTATTCAGAGGACCAAACTAGCAAGAAGGGAAGAAACTTCGAGCCCGTTCAAGCTAACCTATTCGAGGTAACAATTTTACCACCGGATGGAGTTGCTGGACAAGAGTTCCTTTTACAACACGTTAATTCAATCAGTGGATTAGATACTATGGCTCCTGCAGTAGATGCAATCGGACAAAAATATAAGTTTTCCGATAGATCTTACGCTGGTATGCCTGGTGCAACTGCAATTGATATTACAGTTAGCTTCTCGCTTAACTTAAATGATTCTAACCAAGCTTACTTGTATAAAACATTAAGACAATGGTATAGAGCTCAATATAATCCAGAAACTGGAGAAATGGGTCTTAAAAAGAATTATGTTGGTACAATAGTTGTTGTACAATTTAACAGAGAAGGTGATATTTACAGAAAAATTACTTTAGATGATTGTTTCATCACTTCAGGTGTAAACCTTGTTGGTGAACTTAACTACGAGTCAGCTGACGCAGTAGCATTAGAAGTAGGTTGGAAGTGTGATACTTTTTCAGAAGAGTTGAACTAATTTAATAAATTAAGTATAAAGAACGTGTCTAAACAACACGTTCTTTTTTTAACTTTAAAAAACATAATATAATATTCAGTTAATAAGAGATTATGAGCGATAAACTAACAAAAAAATTACAAGTACTGCTTACCGAAGAGGAAGTCAGGGAAGTAAACAGGATTATTCTGAACGACGCTTTGGATAATGAGACTCGTCCCATATCCGTTAGCGGGTTCATAAGAAATCTAATTAAATCAGAATTAAGTAACAGAAGCGTAGAGCAAAGATCCTACATTAAACAAAATCTTAAAAACCTAAAAAGTAAATAAAATGAGCAAAGACAAAAACAAAATGAGCGCCGAAGAAGCTAAAATGGCAAGAGCTTTAGAAGCCAAAGACGGTATTAATAGACCAACTGCCGAGTCGAATACTCCTGCAGCAAACGACATGGAAGCAGCAGTAGATTCTGCAGGTTTAGGTAGAGTTAATATGGCAAATTTTACACCAGATAAAGCACAATCTTCTGATAGTGCATTAGGATGGCATGTATTAGATCAGATTACTTTACCATCAATGGGTAAATTTTATCCTGCTGATAGCGTAATTAAAATCAGATCTGCAAGAGCAGCTGAAATTAGACACTTTTCTACAATGGATGAGAACAACTACATTGATATGGAAGAGAAGTTAAATTCAATTGTTGAATCATGTGCACAGATGACTGCTGGTAATAAAAGACTATCTTACAAAGATATTTTAGAAGAGGATAGAATTGTTCTATTACTTTCCATTAGAGATCTTACTTTTCCGGAACCAGAAAATAAGTTAATGTTATCTGGTAAAACTGAAAAGACTAAAAAGCAACAAGAGGTTGAGTTATCAGTTAAAAACTTAGTACCATCTATTATCGATGAGGAAATAGAAAGGTATTATGATGACAAACAGAGAACGTATGTTATTAAAACTCGTTCTGCTGGTGAAATCATCATGGCACCACCAACAATTGGTGTTATGCAAGAGGTTACTCAATACTTAAAAGATCGTAATGAAAAAGAACTAGAATTTGATAAAGCATTTATTCAAGTATTGCCTTATATCCAGAGTGACTGGAGAGTTCTAAGCCTAACAAAGATATTTCAATTAGAAGTAGATTACAAGGCATGGGATCAAAAAAAGTTTATGATTGTATATAGACTTGCTGAAAGAATGAGAATTGGTGTTCAAGCAACATTAGAAACTACCGGAGACAATGGAGAATTGGTGAAAGCCCCTCTTGAGTTCCCAGGTGGCATCAAAAGTCTTTTCATTATTTCAGATCTCGCTGGAGAATTACTTTAAGACAAAGTTCTACCTGGGTATACATCTTAGGATGCAGCCTTCAGAGATCGAAAACATGTATTACTACGAATATTGGTATTATGTCAAGAATCTGTCGGAGTACATCAAGAATAAGAATAAGCAACAATCGGATCAACAAGAACAGGCCAACGATCAACAGAGCGCAATGAGCTCTAAGTATAAAACGCCTTCGATGCCCAAGATCCCATCTATGAAGACGCCATCGTTTAAGATGCCGAAAATGTAGAGATATATAATAAGAGTGAGGGGTATGTTTTCCTAAGCATACCCCTTTTCTATAAAAATAATAAGCAGCTACATGCCTAAAAAGAATTTTTTATCATCCGCGTTTGATAAGCTTAGTGATAAACAAGGAGGTATTCTAGAGGAAATTAGTGCAAATACACTTGTTGTCGCAGAAACCTTTGAAGAAGGTGGAGAGATATTTGATAGAATAGACAGAATGGTTGAGGCCATTGAAACTATTGTTGAAAGTACTAAAAGCGGTAGCGGTGGACTTCAAGAAGCTATTGTATTAAATTTAGTAGCACCTACACTTAAACCTATTGGTTTAGGTATGGGCTTTATTATTGATGCGTTAAACCAGGCCGAGAGTGCTGAAGATTTAACGTCAAAATTCGGTGCACTTAATGCCGGATTAGTAGTATTAGGAGATATAGGTAAATCTATATTAATGTTTGCAGCAACGATGGTAATAGGAATACCAATCTTAATGATCGCTGCAGTTACCGCCCCAGTCTGGGTTGGTGGTATATTTGTTATTATACAGGGTATTAAAATGGCAACTCAAGGCCTAAAAGAAGGCGAGTTGGATAAATTAGTAATACTCCATGCCATTGGTATATCAATTATGAGATTTGGACTAATGATGGCAGCAATGGTATTGATAGCACCCGTTGCAATTATAGGTATGTTATTTACAGTACCTCTGATTTTAGGTGTTGTTGCAATGGCTAAGTATATAGAAGAACATTTAGGTAAAGATGCTATAGAGAACTTTAGAAATTTTAATGAAGCGATGGTGATGTTAGGCCTAGGTTTATTAGCTATAGGACTTTCTTTAGCATTTATGGGCGTTTTCTACACACAGGTCTTTACGGGACTTGCAGTTGCAGCAGGAATTATTTTAGGGCTAGGCTTTTTATTTATGATATGGGATAAAGGATTTGGAATATCTCAGAAAAAAGCAGAGGGTTATGCAAAGGCATTAGCATTCTTAGGTCTTGGTTTAATTGGTATTGCATTAGGCTTAATGTTAATGAACGCATTTGCTGTACCAATTATGAAAGGTTTAATGGTAGCAGCACTAGTATTAGTGGTAATAGGTGGTGTATTCTGGCTCTTCCAAAAAATGGGAATTAATAAAACCATTAAGAAAACATCAGCGGGCTTAATCTTAGCTGCAGGCGCAATCTTAGCTCTTTCTGTAGCATTAGCTATTGCTAATTTAATAATGCCTGGCTTTTTAGATACATTGGGTATATTAATGGTAATTGGAGCTGTAGGGTTAACTATGTACATTATAGGAAATCAAATAGCTCAAATCGTAAAAGGTGCGCTTGGATTAATTATTATGGGTCTAGGTCTATTTGCATTATCAGTTGGTATTGGATTTATGAGATTGGCACTTCCAGATCCTATAGAGGGCATGGGCATGTTATTATTCATAGGTGGTTTAGCCTTAGTATTTGGAATAGCAGGTATGGCCTTTGCTAATATAGCTTTAGGTGGGCTTGCAATGATAATTGCAGGAGTTGCATTAATAGTCTTAGGAATTGGTGTAATAGCAATGATGTCGTCATTACCTACAGTTGAAGAGGGTATTGGTATGTTATTATTAATAGGTGGTTTAGGCCTAGTATTTGGAGTTGCTGGTGCAGCAGCTGCATTTATAGCATTAGGTGCAGCCTCTATGATGGTCGCAGGTGTGGCATTAATTATTATAGGAGCAGGTGTGGCTATATTGTCAGCGGCTACTAAAGATGTAACAATGGATCAGGTTCTTGTAATGGGAGCAATTATAGCAGGTGTTGGAGTTGCTATGGCAGCAGCTGGTTTAGCATCACCTTTAATCTTATTAGGTTCTGTTGCAATGACAGCAGCTGGAGTTGCAGTATTAGCAATCTCTGCTGGAATCGGAGCTCTAGCATTACTTAACTTTGCTAAATTAGGTACTATTTCTGAAAAAGGTAATAAGGCATTTAACTGGTCTGGTGAAAAAGGATTCTTCGGTGGTAAGAAAACTAACTTTGAAACAGCAATGGATGCCATCGCAGATGGTATGTCATTAGGACCATTGGCAATTCTAGGTATTATGGCAGGTGCGCCAACCTTGATTTTAGCAGGAGCTGCATTAACAGGTATTGCATTAGGACTTAGAGTATTTACAGCAGTTATAGGAGATGTTGATTTACCTAAACTAAGTGATAATGTAAAAATGATCGTGGCAGGTCTAGCAGATACATTTGCCGATGTTGGTAGAAAATACCCAGGAGGTGGCGGTGGAATTCTAGCTGCTTTAACTGGAAGTGGTGGTGATAAATCAGTCGTAGCACAAGGTATTTCTGCAGTTGGTGGAATGGGTAAAGCACTTACTGGTATTGCAAAGGGTGTTCAAGCCATGGCAATGCTTAAATTCCCAACAGGATTTGATAAAGACGGTAATCCAACAGGATTTGAAACTATAGATCTAACAAGCGCAGTACCAAACTTAATTGCCAATACTAAATTAATAGTAACAGGTTTAAGTTCTGCATTTGCAGAAGTTGGAGAATCTAGTGCTGCTCAAGGTAGTTCATGGTTTAGTTCTTCTGCTTATGAAAAAGGTATTGATGTTGTTAGACAGATGGGTACTCCGCTATTTAATTTAGCAAAAGGTGTACAGTCTATGGCAATGCTTAAATTCCCAACTGGATTTGATAAGGACGGTAACGCAACAGGATATAAATCAATTGGAGACGTAGATACTTTAGTTGCTAAACTTGCTAAGAATACAAAAGCACTTATTATAGGTTTAGCTGGAGTATTTGAAGAAGTTGGAGCATCTGGTGTCGGCAGCGGAGGAGGATGGTTCTCTTCATCTAATTTTGAAAAGGGTGCTGAAATAGCATTACAACTAGCAGATCCTTATTCTTCATTAGCAGATGCAGTAGAATCTGTAGCTAAACTTACAGAAGGTATCACAGACCCTGTATTACTTAGAGAGAAAGTTACGTCTTTAGTAGAAACTATTACAGTAATAGGTGGTTTCTGGACAGAATCATTTTTTAATGGTGTTAATGCTGCACGTAATGTTAAAGAACCTTATAGTATTTTAGCAGCAACAACTACAGATGTTACTACAATTACAAGTGCAATTTCAGACGGAGCAGAAGTTAGAGAAAAGGTATCAGCTATGATAGAGTCTATTGTTGGAACTAATGATGATGGCATAGATATGGGTGCTAAAACTAAATTAATCCATGCAATTGGATGGACTTATGGAAAATTAGGAGTTGCAATACCTTTAATAGTTACTGCAATTACTCAATTCACTGTTGAAAAAGGTAAAGCGTTTGCATCAATTTTTGGTGGTGAGACTCCAGCCGAAATGTATGAAGCAAAGAATAAAATGCTTAGAACATTAGCAATGTCTTATATGAGAATGGCGGTTGCTATTCCAATGATTGTAGCATCAGTTAATACTGTATCTGCAGAACCAATGAATGAGTTTACTAAACTCTATGGTGGTGTAACTAACGATGTTGAAATTTTAGCAGCTAAAAGTACTTTATTTGAAGCAGTCGGTACATCTTATCAGAAAATAGGTAGTGCAGCCCCTCAAATTGCTAGTGCTGTAAATGGTACTAGTCTAGAACAAATGCAAGGATGGACTGGCATGTTTATCGGTGATGTTGGATTCTTAAGACCTATTGCAGGTTACAACGCACAAACAGAACTTTGGAGTACAATCGGAAACTCTCTTACAATGGGAGCCACTGCATTCCCTCAGATCTCAGCCGGTATAAACGCAGTAGACTATAATAAATTAGTAGAGTCTAGAAGAATGTTTGAAGCATTAGGAGTTCTTGCTGAAGGCGGCGAACCTGCAGATATACTTGCAGCGATGGGAGAGTCTTTAGAAATTGCAATGCAACGTTTAGCAGATATTCTAATGGAATTCCAGGACTCAGTCGGAGATGCTCAAGCAGGTCAAGAAGGTCTGTTAGAGAAAATGATGAGCATACCAGGTCAATTAGTTGGAGGTGTAGTTGATGGATTTACTGGCGGCGGTGGCAGCAACTCAGATGATATTAATAGATTAATTAGAGTTTTAACTTCGAAAGGTGTTAAAATTAATAACTTACCAGATGAATTCACACGCTAGGTAATAAACTATTTGTAAAACTCACGTATAAGTACTAAACAGATTAATTTATGATAACCAGTACAACATCACATTACACGAGTTCAACTATTAATTCAGCAACTTACAATTTTACAGATAAGACATTGACTGTTGTTTTTAAATGGGCAACTTATGTCTATGAAGCAGTAGATCTAGATACATGGAATAAATTTAACTCAGCAGATTCTCAAGGCAAAGCACTTAACGATTATATTAAGGGTGAATTTGAATACGCTAAGTATGAAGAAAGGGTTATTAAAGCTGAACTTAGCGGGTTAGTTAAAAACATTACAGCTCCTGGTAGTCTATTAAATGAACTACCTCCCTCAGACTATCAAATGGGCAATTAATAATTTTATTATGACAAAAGCAAGCATTGTACAAAGACTATTAGACGAAAAGCAAATTACTGCAGAAGAGGCAGTGGTTTTATTACAGGGTGAAGTTGTAAATATTCCAATGTATACTCCTAACCCGTATTATGATGCTCCTAATACAACGCCCCCACCAGTATGGTGTTCTACAGATACTTTCAATACTCCAGCAACAGGAGATAGTTGGGAATACCGTGACACTAAGTTTACTCCACCTAAAGATTAATTACTAATTAACATTCTAATGAAAAAGTCTAAACGCCCAGAGGCGGCTTATGACTCCGACGAAAGTCGTAAAAAAGCACTGCAGTTCAAGAAGCGTAAACAACGCAATAAGGAACCTAAACTTAATTTTAAGAATATTAAATCTATTAACGACTTAGAAGACTATGAAGATGAATATAATTTCTGATAAACCACTAATATTAGATTATTCACATTTAAGTGAAATAGGATTTTACCACATGCATGTCTCGGCCATTTTAAAGGACCGTAATGACATGTCAAAAGGAGTTAACGGATTATGCAGGGCTGGCGCGTTTGGCCGACTGGCACACATCCTTCAGCTAGCTGGAGCTCCTGAACCTATTATTCTTAATGTTATTAATGATCCAGAAGCAGAATTGGCCTATGAGCTTGCATAAACCACAATATCCTGTGTTAATATTCTGGGAAGAATCCTGGAATTATACCCGAGAAGGTATAAAAGATGACGATAGTGAAACAATTATACCCGAAAAGGTATAACTATTAAATCACACTATTATGCCAGAGTTAGCAGAACTCAAGTTCACATCAGATTACGTCAATCAAGTATCAGAAGGAGCTACTTATGTTAGAGTAGAAAAGAATCCTGTACATAAATGCGATGATTTAGATATTCCATTTGAATCATTTAAAATTAAGGCTAAATCAAAAGGTAAAGAAATGGTGCTTTACTTTTTAGATGAAAATTCAGATAAATTTATTCCTGTTAGAATTACAATGGGAATGTCTGGTCACTTTAAGCTAACTAATACTGGAGATGAAGCAAAACATGCACACCTTAAATTTTATCGTAAAGACGGAACTACATTATCATTTGTAGATGTTAGGCGTTTTGGTAAATGGAAACAAGGTTTAGTATGGTCTGATAATAGAGGTCCAGACCCAACTACAGAATACAAAGCATTTTGGGATAATGTTATGACTAACTTGACTAAACTTAAGAAGCCACTTTATGAAATGTTAATGGATCAAAAATATTTCAATGGTATTGGCAATTACTTAAGAGCTGAAATTATTTTTAGAGCCGGAGATGTAGATCCATTCTTACCAGCTGGCATGCAATTCGCAAGATACCCTAAGCTCTTAGATCTATGCCGTGATATTCCACTTCTAGCGTATGCTAAAGGCGGTGGAAGCATAAAGGATTGGGATAATCCATTTGGAGACGAGGCTATCCAAGAACGCTTTATGTTGTGTTATGGCAATGCTAAAATGTCAAAGAGAAAAGATAGAAATGGTAGAACATTTTGGTATGATAAGAAATGGGATGAGGTACCAACAAGTAGAGATGATTTAAAAGATTTTTTATATGCCACTAGAAGCTAAAGGTTGGCTAGACGAAAACGAATGGCCGGATTTAGCGGTGGATAGCGATGCATTTTCACATTATACTAAAATGAGCCAGATTATGGAACAATATGCAAGAGAATATCATGCAGATAAATTAGAACAAGCTCGAAAGAGAGAAGAAACACAATTTAAGAAATTTTTATGAGTAAGAAAGAAAGAATGCAAAACCTAATAGTTATTGGACATCCGGATGAGGGATCGTTTTGCTATAATGGTATTTATAGAACTCTTAAGAAAACTCTTTTAGATACGCCAGGGTATTTAAACGAAGTAGAATGTATTGAATTATACAGTGACAGTTTTGCTAGACCAAGAACAGATCTTATTAAAAAATACAAAGAGCTAGTTCAATGGGCAGATCGTATCTACTTTATCTCTCCAGTATGGTGGTTTAGATTAACGCCTAGAATGGAGATTTTCTTTGATGAAGTGTTAACTCCAGGGTATGCATATCAATTTGTACCAGTGGTAGGCCCGTATGCTTATCCTAAGCCATTCCTAAGCGACAAAAAGGTAAGAACATACATTACACACGGTGCTCCTGCACTACCTGTTAGAACTCTTTATTTAAACTCACCTAAATTAAGATTAGTGATGGGAGTATTTACATTTGTATTCGGATGGAGACTATCATTATGGAGAAAATGCAAACAATTCTGGTCTGTACCGTTTGTATCTAATAAAAAGAGAGAACAATATTTAGAAACAGTTCGAAAAGATATTGTAAAAGACTTAAAGCAACATCAAATAAAACAAAAATGACAGAATTTATTTACCACGCATTAGGATTTTGTGGAGAGCACTGGCATCCTAACGCAATTAACGTAACAGCTATATTAATGACAGCTATATTAATTACTAAATCAATAAAAAACAAATATGAAAAGATTTAACAAATTCAAGAAATTCTTCAATAACTGGTACCCAGTAATTTTAGCATTTGTATGCCTTCTATATTCCGTGACTTATGGAGTATTAGGTTACACAGAAGAAGCTCAGTATTCGGCACACTGGCCAGGAACTATCCTCCTCTTTGCGATAGCAATCAGACAAAGACGAAACACATGAACCTAGGATTCTTTATTATGGGTGGACTGATATTTGCAGTTTACATCTATTTTACAATTTGGAACATCTTCTACGGTGCTAGAAAACAAAGAGAAGAAAACTATCCTAACTATTACGATAGGCACGGATCAATAAGTGATGCTATGGATATGGACGGTATGGGTAATTTTAGTAGATTTCCTGTTGATAAAGAACGCGAGGCATTAAAAAAGAAAAGAAACTCAAGAAAAACAAAAACAAAAACCAAAAAACCAGTATAATAACCATGAAATTAATCCTAGTAGGAAAAGCAGCGGCAGGTAAAGATTTTTTAAAGACGAGATTATCCTCTAGGGGATTTAAAGCAGGCGTTAGCCACACAACTAGGCCACCAAGAGAAACTGAAGTAGATGGTAAAGATTATCATTTTGTAACAGAAAATCAGTTTAAAGAAATGATAGTTGGGGCTGAGTTTATAGAATACATGGAATTTAATGGCTGGTATTACGGACAAACTGAAACAGATTTTAATAATGCAGATATAATGATTATGTCTAAAGATGGTTTAGATATGTTACCTAAGAAATACAGAAATAGATGTATGGTAATTTATTTAGATCCTCCTAGAATTACTAGATTTGAAAGATTAGAACATAGAAATGACATTAATGATTCCATTATGAGAAGAATGGACACTGATGATGAACAGTTTGAAAATTTCAGAGATTATGACTTGAAAGTTAAAAACGATGACTTTTAAAAACACAATATATAAACTACACTAATTAATATTAAATATGAGCAAGACTCTAACAAAACAAAAACAGGAACTTACCGAAAAGGTAGATGCAGCACAAATTGAAGCAGCTGAAAAAACATTTGACATTCAATTTGATGATAGAAAAATGGTTAAAACTCTAATGGACCATTTAAACAAAGGCTACGGTTGGAAAACATCCAATGCTGCAGTAATCGTAACATTATACGATCAGCTTAAAAAGCAAAACAAAGAATTAATATCTTCGGATAGCACTGATACAATTATTAGTCTTAGAGGTCATGAATTAAATGCATTATACCAAGCACTTTTAAATGTAGAAGGCATTGGTATTGAATCTGCTAGAAAATTCATTACAATGTTAACTCATGTGGGTGAAACTGTATCGATTGCTATGTCTCAACTTGCTGAAATGAATACAAATATTTCAGATATGCATAAACAACTTGCTGAAATAGAGACTCAAATTCAAACGGCAGAACCGGTTGAAGTAGAAGCAGAAGAAGAAACCGCAACAAATGAAGCAAGCAAGTAAATCTCAAAAGAGAATAGAATTTTTAGATTTAATTGCCGAGGCTATCACACATGAAGATATTTTCGGTACATTAAATTACAAGAAGAAATCTGAGGACCAGATTAAGCAATTCATTTATCCACACCTTGTGCGAGATCTTACAAACTATGTAATCGAACACGATGGTGAAGACAAAGAAAAGGCTAAAGAAATCGTCAAATCTTCAATTAACTGGGAAGGAGATGTGAACACTACGGTGTCACACATCCTCTTCATGGGAACTAGAAATAGACCAGACATGACAGTTGATATGAATGGTATTAAAATAGCGATTGAGTTTAAAAAAGGTAAAAGAGGATCAGATCTTAGAGCAGGTATCGGTCAATCATTGATTTATGCTACTCATTATGATTTTGTACTTTATCTTTTTGTGGATATATCGGATGACAAAAGAATACAAAACGCACAAGGAGGAGTTAACGAGTTATCATTAACTGGTGAACTTTGGGATAATTACAATATAAAATTTATAGTAGCTTAATATGGGTAAAGTTTACGTAACATCAAATCTACAACTAGGGAGACCTGGCGCAATTAAGAAATACAATAGAGATTTTAAAGACGTTGATGCAATGACAGATGGTTTAATTGGAAACTGGAATGAAGTCGTTACTAAAGATGATACTGTATACCATTTAGGTAACTTTGCTCACGATCCTAAAACTGCACAAGAAGCTTTACTAAGATTAAACGGTACTATCTGTTTATGCCTAGGCGAACACGATCAAGCAATAGAACAATTGTTTGAAAAAAATATGTTTAGACCTGGCGTTAGTATTATTAAATGTATTGAAACAGATACAGAAAATAAAGTATCTCTTTCATATTACCCGTTAGGAGCTTGGCCAGGTAAAAATAAAAAATGGTTCTCAATCATTGGTTACCCAGCTAAGTCTTTTAAATCAGATCCTAAAAAGAGGATTATTAATGCCTCGACTGATTTATGGGGACACAAGCCACAAGAACTACACAAAGTTGTAGATATTTTCAAAGATTTTTAAAATTGTTAATAACTTTTACAAAATAACTGCCATAGAATTTTTTTATGTCAGTTATTTTTCGTATATTTGTACTGTAATTAAAACTATTAACTATGTCAACAGAATTAAAATCACTTAAGGGCCAATTTCACAGTCAAAAGACAAATGAAATGGAGAACACTGAAATGTCACTAACAAGATTCAGTGGCGGTAAAGAGGGTATGAAACTTCAATTAACGATGAGAACTCAAGGAGACTTCTTCACTCACATCACTCTTGATAAGAAACAAATGCAACTTCTTGTCAAAGAAATTCAAGAAAACTTTGAATTCTAATGTAAATTTGTTAGAAAGTATGTAATAATACTACTAACAGCAAAATAATTGCCAAAACATTTTTTTATGTCAATTATTTTTCGTATATTAGTACAGTAATTAAAACAAACCTTAAAAATAGAACTATATGTCAAAAACAAAAAAAGTAACCTACAGAGAATTAGCAGAAAACTTCGTATCATCTAGATCAGAAAAAGACTATAAAGTACTTTATGATAAAATCAAACCAGGACTAGAAAATTATGTCTTTAATATTGTAAAAGATAACGAAGCTAAAGATGACATTGTAACTAATACTCTAACTAAAATGTGGACTAAGATCGATCAATACGATCCACAGTATCAAATCACTACTTGGCTATACAGAATTGCATTTAATGAATCTTTAGGTTGGATTCGTCAAAGAAACAAGAAAAGATCTATTGATGCGTTAAAAGATTCAGGTATTGAAGTATCTAGATATTATGCTAGAACTTCTGCTAAAGATCTTCTTATTGAACAAGCATACAAATCAGAGCAAGAATGGCTTGATGAAGATGAAGATCTTATGAACAGATACGAAATGGCTCTTAAAGGTATTAATGATCTTAAGCCAATGTATCGAGGTATTCTAGAAGATAGACTACTTAATAATATGAAGTATGAAGATATTGCATCTAAATACGAATTACCATTACAGACTGTTAAAAACAGAATCCGTAGAGGTAAAGCAATCATTGCAGGATCTATTTAATAATGAGTAAGATGAATAAGAAGTCGGAAGATGCTTGGCAGATACTAAGAATACAGGGAGAATTCACAAAAGGATTTGATACACTAAATGAATTATATAAGTGTATCTCTGTATTCGGAAGTGCAAGAACACCTAAAAGTAACAAGTGGTATAAAGAGGCTAGGAAGTTTGGTGGATTAATTGCAAACGAAGGGTTTGGAGTTATCACTGGCGGAGGTCCTGGTATCATGGAGGCTGCTAATCAAGGTGCAAAAGAAGTAGGAGGTAAATCAATTGGAGTTGGTATTGAGTTGCCATTTGAGGCCGGTATGAATCCACATGTCGATCTAGGTATTGAGTGCCGATACTTCTTTACGCGAAAGGTATTGTTTGCAAAATATTCACAGGCCTTTGTAGTCTTTCCAGGAGGAATGGGAACTATGGATGAATTATTTGAAGTAATGACTTTAGCACAGACTGGACATGCTCCCGAGTTCCCGATACTTTTAGTCGGCAAAAAATACTGGAGCGGCTTAGTAGACTGGTTGCAAGAAACTGTAGCAGCTACTGGTAGAATGAGCCAGAAAGATTTTGATCTATTTAGGATTGTAGATACGGCAGAAGAGGCTGTTGAAAAACTAGTAGAACATAATGCAAAATACCGAAAAGAAGATACTACAAACTTCTAACTAAAAAGAAACAAATTAAAAACACACCAGTATAACTATCCCAATAAGTTCTAAAGCTTAACGAAGCTAAACCTACAGAACGTAATTTGACATCAAAGTTTTAGTACTATTAATGCCCGAGTGGTGGAATTGGTAGACACGAGGGACTTAAAATCCCTTGGACAGTAATGTCCGTGACGGTTCGAGCCCGTCCTCGGGTACTAAAGAGAAGTAGTGAAGCTACAATGATATAGAAAAAGGTAAGGGTTAACCTCTATATCGTAGTAACCCCGAAAGACCCGAAACTTCTCTTTTTTATGGACCAGTAGCTCAGCTGGATAGAGCATCTGCCTTCTAAGCAGACGGTCACAGGTTCGAATCCTGTCTGGTTCACTATATAGTCAAGTATCTCCTCAAGCTTATACCTTGTCGAAAGAGTAATTGGTTACATGAGAGTTCAAGTCTCTCCTTGACTACCCGCCCCAAATCCAATATTACTAATATAATAGCATAATATATAAAATGTGAAAAAACTATGGAGGCTATGGGCCAAAGCTTTGGGAGAGAAGATTGGCGGAGACAAAGAAGCAGATGCAATTGCAAGATTTAGAACAATTATCATATTGCAGGCAATCATTACAAATATATTGATTTCAGTTAATATACTATTAACGTGGTTAAAATAGTAAACAAAAACTAATTTTAGTATATAATCATTAAACAAGTATTATGAGTAAAACAAAACCAAACATATTTGAAGGAAGAACTAAAGAATGGGATTCTAATGAATGGCAGGGAAGGTCTAAAAGACAAGTAGAAAATAATGAAAAACTATCTGGTATTTCATGGATTCTACTCGCTACATTCTTAATAGGTTATGGGATATATTCTTTAATTATAGGATAGTACGTTTATGAAGATAGACAAGATTTATGTATTAGCAATTAACCATACCCAAGAAAAAATAGATGATATAGTATCAAGGTTAGAATCAACAGGATTTGAGCCTAATACTCCATTTGTAATTTTAAAAGGACATAACGCATATACTGATAAAACTCCAGAAGGTGTAGGGGTATATGAAAAATGGGGAATCGCAAATAGCTGGAATAAATTTTGGCAAATGCCAGTACAGACTGGAGAAGTCGGATGCGCTTTAAGCCATATTAATGCCTGGAAAACTATTACAAATGAAGGAGTAGAAAGAGCTCTTATTTTAGAAGAAGATTTTCAGCCAGTAAATGGTATGCAATTCAAAGATATTCCAGAGCCAAATCCTAAATGGCCTTTTGTATGGGATTTCCTAACACTAGGTAGATGGTCTTTTAATTACCATGATGATATTAAATTAAATGATACTTATTGTATTCCAGGTTTGCACTATAATATGCATGCTTATATACTAACTAATGTAGGAGCACAGAAATTAGTAGACTATCAATTAGAAAAGAATATCATACCTTCTGATGAATTTATTACAGCAACATATCTAAATCACAGAAGACAGGACATAGAAGAATTATTTCCAATTAAAACAATAAATGCATTGGCTACATGTAAAGATCTATTTGAACAATTAGATCATAAATCAATGGTCTCCGGGCATACAAGAGATTAATATTATGAAACTATTAAGAAAACTATTAATAATGTTTGGTAACCTATTCGATATTGGTTGGTGGGCAGATAAAATCAATACTAAGTTAGGTCTATACAAGTTGGCTGAAAAGAGTAGATTTCGTAAATGGCAAGAAGGTCTAACAGGATGGAAATTCTGGGCATGGCAAATAGTAGGTGGAATTACATTCATAATCATCTTTGAATTTATATTTAATAAAATAGGCATAACAATGTTACCGTGGAAATGACAGAAGAGCAAATTGATAGAATTATAGAAATGGCTTGGGAGGATAGAACTCCATTTGAAGCGATAGAATTCCAATTTGGTCTTAAAGAGAATGATGTTAGGAAGCTAATGAGGAAACACATGAAAGAATCCTCGTTTAAAATGTGGAGAGAGCGAGTTAAAGGCAGAAAGACAAAACACGCTAAGAATAGCGAAGGTACCAGATTTAAATCAAAAAACCAAAGAGCAAACCGATGAGACATTTCTTTTTAATAATTTTATTTATGCTAACAACGAATATGGTTGGACAGAATTTTATTTTACAAGAGAAAGACAAACAGATACATTTTGCAGCAGGTATGGTGGCTAGCACCGTGGGCTATCATTGGTCATATAAAAAACATAATAATAAATCAAGAGCTCAAATAACAGGAATGTTAACATCAATTTCAGTCGGTATATTAAAAGAATTATATGATAGTAAAACTGGTGGTACGGTAGAGAGTAGAGATGTTCTAGCCACTATGATGGGAGGAGCTGTAGTCACAGTTACAATACCATTATTTCAAAAGAAAAAGAAATGAGAATAGGAATTACATGTTCTTCATTTGACCTATTTCACGCAGGTCATGTTAAAATGTTAGAAGAGGCAAAACAACATTGTGACTATCTAATTGTTGCACTACAAACAGATCCTACAATCGATCGACCAGAAAAGAATAAACCTATTCAATCTGTAGTAGAACGATGGGTTCAAGTTAATGCTTGTAAATGGGTAGATCAGATAGTACCTTATACAACTGAAGAGGATTTAGAAGATATTTTTATGTCATTTAAACTAGATTGTAGAATCATTGGAGATGAATATGAGACTAAGTATTTTACAGCAAAAGACATCTGTCTAAAAAGAGGAATTAAAATAATATATAATAGTCGAGATCACAACTGGTCTTCGAGCGAACTAAGAAACAGAATTAAGTAATGAGTCACGAACAACAACACAACGGCACACCTCAACTACAAGGAGAAAGAAACTCTTTTAATCAAAAAGTAGGTGCTTATAGCATGTTAGGTAGAACTAAGAAAGTTCAATGGTCTAACAGACGTAGATGGAGAAACATCTAAATAACTGCTAAAGTAAATACAAGTACCATAATTACTACATAGAGTATTTTAGATACGTCAACTCGGTTTTCCATATAATATTTATAGAGAAAATAACTTAAAACACATCCAATATACATTAATTAATCGTTAACAAATCGTTAAGCGTTAGTATAGTATTTGTTTAGGATATTTTTCAAATAAGATGTAACCAGATCTAATTCTAGCATCTATTTGTGGAGTTGCATAGTCGACAATTTCTACTATTTTAGCCAGTTCTAGATTATCTTCACCTTCCAGTTTTGGATTATCAAACCAAGCATATCTATTTTTATCAAATACTTTTTGCATAACAATCCATTTAGAGATAAAATAATCCATCTCATCTTTTACTCTTTCTAAGTGTAATAGATGTGGAGATACTTTCTTATCTAAATATGACTTATCTACTGCGGTGAGATATGCATATAATAAATATTGTTTATGTTCAAAATCAATTGGAGCTTGAGAATACCAATCTAAGTCAAGTAGCTTCATTAATTATATATTCAGTCACACTCGCCATAATTAGATAAAAATATAAGAAGGTCTTCTGCTCCTACGATTCCATCCTCATCAAAATCACCTTCACATACTGAATCGGGCTGAATACAAGAAGCATAGTTAGGATGTTCTGTTAATAGGGGAAATACATATCCGTCTCCGTTTAAAACGAAAGCAGTACCTATATCTGCACAGAAGATTATAGTATATCCACCAGCTGGAAGACCAAAATAATGATTACCACCATCACAATCTTGATATTGAAAGTTAGTCCATTTTTCAGCACCAACAGAGGTAAAGACATGTTGATTACATTGTGCTACCGTCCAAAATGGTAGAAGAAATAGTAGGGAAATAATTAAAGCTTTCATGTTATCTAAATATTGTTATGTGTCCGTGTCTTTGGAATACTTCTGTAGATCCAAATTTCTTAGCGTAAAATGTATATGTGTAAACACCATCAGATGCATAATGATCTCCTCCATTTACACTGCCATCCCAATAAGGATATGAATCAAAGTAATCACCCATACCAGAATAGATCATGTCTCCCCATCTATTAAATATTTTAAATTCCACATCAACCCAGCAATCTAAATCATAAACCATTTTCCATGTATCATTTAAGCCATCTCCATTAGGCGTAAATGTATTAGGAAGATAAACTGAAGTCCAATCTGGGCAAACTAAACCAGGATCATCAATACATTCTAATCCAGTTTCACAGTCAATAGTAATATACTCATAAATAGTATCTGTTAAGAATTCATATACGATCACTTCAACAGTATCGACAGTTGTGATAAAAAGAGTGTCAGTAACATATTCTGTAATGTACTCAATTTCAGTAACAGTATCAGTAATAAAGACTTCAACAAAAACCTCGACATCAACATATACAGTATCGATAGTTTCTACATAAAGAGTGTCAGTAATAAAGTTGTCTACATATTCAATAATAGTATCAGTTACATAAAGAGTATCAATAGTTTCTATGTAAATCGTATCAGTAATGTATTCGATTATAGTGTCAGGTACACAAGGATCATAGCAAACAGCTATTCTATTATCATCTATATTAATATCAGGATATGTCTGTGTCTGATTAAAACTATTGCCAACAGTCCATCCATTATCTGGAAAATCATCATAACCTGCAGTTTGAGAAAGATTAATCTGCCATATTACTACTTCCCAACAATATCCCTCAAGAGGCGTGGCTAAAATACACTCCCAGGCAAATGGTGGATTTATATTAATAGTAACGACATCTCCAGTTTCCCAACCACCCCAATTTGTAACATTAGTATATGACCAACCTGGATGAAATGTTGTAGAAGTACAATCTGTGTTTTCTCCTAAGTCTTCTCCAGTGATTTCATTTACATAATGAATACCAAAAACAAGATGAGATACATTTTCATTATTATTTACGGAACTAGACCCATTGCCATCGCAAGTATTTCCATCGTATTGAGTAAATTCATTACATCCACAATTTTCTGCATTAACAAATTCAATTACAAAAGAATGGTCATCTTCTGTTGTGGCAGGTGGTGTTTGACTTATGAGTGTTAAATCACAGGTTTGCGCATAGGCGCTAGTAACTAGAAAAAGCCCCAGAAAGGCTATCATTGAGTATTTCAGCATTTGTAAAAAAAAGTGTTTAAGAGTTCTAGACCGAGAAGTTAAGTGTCGCCGTTGCGACTGGTCTAATAATATATATCTTCGACATTATAGATATATAATATAATAATAATAAAAATATGTTAGTCTAGCCCTAATCCCTAAATGTATTGTGCCTGACTTGATGTAGTATATGAGATACTTCAAATTATTCATCTTATGTTTTATCCTGGCGATGCCTATCGTCCATGCACAAACTACTACAGTAAACTTAAAGTCTCTTAAGACTCATTATGGTGGGAATCAATCAGGTCAATATTATACAGGTAATGCTAACTCGCACTCAGAATTTGACGCTATGGTTAATCTTGCCGATGGCGGTACTACACTCTATACATCGGGACCTATAGATATAACAA